TTGCCATGCTGGCAGTGCGAGCTCTCCAGTTGTCTCCTGTCGATTTTGGTATCACCGATGGTGAGCGAACCCTGGCCGAGCAAAAGCAGGAAGTGGCCGATGGTGACAGCCAGACGCTGAACAGCCGTCATCTGACGGGCCATGCCATTGATGTGCTGGCTTACCCAAATGGGCAAGGCTCTTGGGATTGGCAGTACTACGAGCAGATTGCTGAAGCTGTTAAGGCTGCGGCGGCTGAGCTTGGCGTCGCCGTTATCTGGGGTGGAGACTGGCGCACCCTGAAAGACGGTGCTCACTTCGAGCTAGATCGGCGGGTTTACCGGTGAGCGCGGCAACGGTCCGTGGCATAGCCATCCTGTTGGTGGTTGCTGGGATCTACGGTGCAGGCCTGCTTACGGGCCGCGCCATGGTTGGGAAGACCTTTGCCGAGTACCGCGAGGACGTGGCGCTGGATGTGATTGTGGACCAAGCCTATTTCACTGTTGAACAGAACAAGCTGAACACCAAGCTCGCTAACCTGAGCCAGTTGCACCAAGAGGAGAAAGCCCGTGCAGAAGCTGCTGAGACCAGGCTGCTTGCTGATGTTCAGTCTGGTGATCGCCGGCTGTCAGTCATCACCAACAGTTGTGAATCCACCGCACCGACCACCACCGGAAGCATGGGTGATGCAGCCCCGCGAGCCGAACTTGACCCAGCGCATGCTGGAAGAATTGTCACCATCACCCAAGACGGAGACGAAGGACTCCGAGCGCTGAGTTGGCTGCAAGATTATGTGTGCACGGTTTGTGAGCCGGAAGGGGCAGGCTGGGCGTTTTGCGGTGCCGATGACAGGGCGCGGGTCCTCCCTGGCGGCTAACGCATACGGGTGCGCAGAGCGCGGGTTGTTTGTAGATGTGGGTTTCTATAGGGGGTTGTAGTTGTTCCCCGTTTATTGGTGGTTTCCATGGATCTTGATGCACAGGCAACGGCTTCTGGCTTCGCCCGGTTGGTTGGTATTAGCCAGCAGGCGGCTAGCAAGCATGCATCTGATGGAAACCTGCGCCGTGATGGCTCTTATGCCGAATGGCTGCGTGATTACTGCGACCACCTGCGCACCCATGCGGCAGGGCGGGGCGGTGAGAAACAGGCGGATCTGGCGGCGGCCAAAACTGAGGAAGCTCAGGTGAAGGCGGCGCTGGGCCGGCTGACGTACAACGAAAAACTGGGATTGCTGGTGCTGGCTGAAGAAGCTGCCCAGGCGATCACGAATTGGGCGGGCTATGCGAACCGTGAAATTCGCGGTGCGGTAGAGCGCCTGCGCCAAGCACTGGAAAAGGAGCACGGCATCACTATTGATGCCGCCACACTTAGCGATGTCGTTGAACCTGCAATTGAGCGAATTGGCGAGTTTGCAGGCGACGCTGCGAAAGGTCTTACTGAGGGCGTCGAGTAAATTCCGCCCGCGTCGGCATGTGCCGACAGCGCAATGGGTGCAGGAACACTATCACCTGCCAGAGGCCATTGGTGACCTGGCCGGGCTTTACGACTTTTATTATTCGCCTTATTTCTTGGGTGTCGCCGCTGCGCTGGATGATACCAGTGTGGATGAAGTGGACCTGATGAAAGCCGCCCAGCTGGGCTGGACTTACTTTCTCATTGGGTACCTGGCCAAACGTATCGACGGCCATCCCGCACCGCTCATGGTGTTGTTTGCGAAAGAGAAAGACGGCAAAGCCTTTCACGATGAAAAGCTGGTGCCCGCGCTGAGTGCTACCCCTGCTATGAAAGGCGTGGTCGATGTGACCACCAGCCGCAAAGCGGGCAATCGTTGGGATCTGAAGACCTTCCCGGGCGGCTTCCTGAAACTGGTTGGCTCCAACAGCCCCGGTAACGTGAAGTCCACCAGCTCGGTGGGCGTGGGTGTTGTTGAAGAGCCTGACGACACCAGCGTGGATGTGAAGCGGCAGGGTGATGCAATCGGCCTGCTGGAAGAGCGGCTGAAACGCTACCCCGGCAGCAAGCTGATTGTGGGTGGTACCCCGACGATTAAAGATCTGAGCAAAACGGAACACCGCGTGCGCGAATCCGATTGCCGGGTGTTGCCGGTGGTATGCCATGAGTGCGAAGAGAGCCATGTACTGGCTTGGGAAAACGTCAGCTGGCTGGATGCCGATGACGAAGCCCCGGTGCATGAAGTGTACGGCCGCGCCATGCCAGATACTGCTGTGTATTGCTGCCCAGCTTGTGGCAGCGGCTGGGATGACCACCAGCGGCAAACCAACATTCGCGACACCGTGTACAACGCGGTGGAGCAGGGCGACCCGCTATGTGGCTGGGTGCCCACGCGGCCTTTTCATGGCAAGGCTGGCTTTACCCAGCTCAGCGAACTGTATGCCTGCGTACCGGGCACCAGCCTCGCGGATGTGGTGCGCGACAAACTGAAAGCGGATCACCTGGCTGAGAAAGGCGACCTTTCTGGCCTGATCACCTTCACCAACCAGAAGCTGGGCCGCACCTTCGAATATGAAACAGCGGCGCCTGACGCGGACGCCCTGCGCGAACGTGCAGAGGATTACCCCGAACTGGTGGTGCCCCACGGCGGCCTGATCCTCACCGCTGGCGTGGATGTCCAGCGCGATCGCGTTGCTGTGGTGTTACGCGCATGGGGCCGGGGCATGGAAAGCTGGCTGGTGTACTGGGGCGAGTTCTACGCCAAGGTCAGCACCACTGACAGCAGTGACCCGGTTTGGAAAGAGCTTGACGAATTCATGTTCACCCCCCGTAAGAGCGTGGATGGATTCCACCTGGTGCCACGGGCTGAAAGCATTGACTCCGGCGGCCATAGCACCGAGCAGGTGTACAACTGGGTGCGCCCCCGGCAGAAGCGCGGCGTCATGGCCATCAAGGGCAGCAGTAACGACTACGGCCGCCGCGAGATATTCAGCGCCCCGCGCAAAACGGACTACAGCAAAAAGAACGGGCACAAAACCAAGGCCGCGAAATTCGGCCTGCAGGTGTATCAGGTAGGCACCCACAAAGCCAAAGACCTGATCTTCGGTGAAGGCGGCAGGCTCAGCCTGAAAGGTCAAGGCCCAGGCCGCATGCACTGGTACACCAACGTGCGCGACGACTATTACGAACAACTCACCGGTGTGATCAAAGCGCCCAACGCCCGCATGGGGGGCAAGCTCGTGTGGCACGACAAACCCGGCCAGCCCATTGAAGCAGCTGACTGCGAAGTCTACGCCCTGCACGCGGCCTACAGCTTGCGCTTGCACACCTGGAAAGATGAACGCTGGGATCAGCTAGAGGCCCAGCTCAAACAAAGCGACCTGTTCGGTGGCGATGACACCCCGGAAGACGCCGGTGGTGGCCGCCGCAAATCCAACTACTGGTAACCGCCCATGGCTTACACGCAAGCAGATCTGGACCGCATTGAAGCCGCGATTGCCACAGGCACCATGCGCATTACGCACAACGGTAAGACCACGGAATTCCGCAGCCTCGATGACATGATTCGCGTGCGCGACATGATCCGTAAAACTGTGAAAGGCCCAAGCCCCAGCGGCCAGCACCGCGTGTATGCGCCCACTTTTGATCGGGGATACCAATGAGCTGGATTGATCGCGCCATCGGCTGGTTTTCCCCGGAAGCCGAAGCTCGCCGCACCCGTGCGCGCGTGGTAACGGATCGCCTGCGCGCCGTGAACGGTTACGACGGTGCCGGCAAAGGTCGCCGCAACACTTGGACACGGGGCAGCGACAGCAGCGCCAACGCTGAAAGCCGGGCCGCGCTCCCGCTGCTGCGTGCCCGGCACCGTGAGCTGGTGCGAAACAATCCGTATGCCGCGAGCGCAGTGCGGGTGCTCACCACGAACATCGTCGGCACCGGCATTCGCCCCAGTGCATTGGTTGAAGATGCGGAGCAAAAGAAAGCGCACCAGCGCACCATGCTGAACTGGTGCGAAAGCACCGCCATCGATTATGACGGCCGGCATAACTTGTACGGCCTGCAAGCCCTGGCCGTGCGCACCGCCGTAGAAAGCGGCGACGCTATCATCGTGCGCGTGACAGACCGAGACCCGGCCCTGAAAGTGCCGCTCAAGCTGCGGTTGTTGGAAGGTGACTATCTGGACCACACCAAAAACGGCCAGATGAATGGCGGCTACGCCGTGCAGGGCGTGCAGTTCAATGCTCAGCACCAGCGCGAGGGCTACTGGCTGCACACCAGCCACCCTGGTGATGCGCTGGGCGGTTTCAGTGCCAGCAAGTTCACGCCGGCGGCGGATGTGATCCACCTGTTTGAAATGCTGCGCCCGGGGCAAGTGCGTGGCGTGCCGCGTGGTACGGCCGCCATCATGCGCATGAAGAACCTGGACGATTACCAAGATGCCCGCATCGAGGCCGCCAAAAGTGCGGCCTGCCTGGTGGGTGTCGTGGTGGAGCCAGAAGGCGACACCGATCGCAAAGGCGACGTGCTGCCAGAAAAGCTGGAACCCGGTATGTTCCCGCGCCTGAAGGGCGGCGAAGACGTGCGCTTCAACAACCCGCCCAGCGTATCCGGCCACGGCGAATTCGTCAGCGTGGAGCAGCACGCCATCGCGATCGCCTACGGCGTACCGTTCGCGGCGCTCACAGGCAACCTGGAGCGCGTGAACTTCAGCAGTGGGCGCATGGGGCACCTGGAATTCACCCGTAACGTGGAGCAATACCGCTGGGCATCGTTGATCCCCACGGTGTGCCAAGGCGTGGGCGAATGGTTCAACCAAGCGGCCATGCTGGTCGGTGAAATCAAGCAGCCCGTGCGTTGGGAATGGACCCCGCCGCGCCGTGAAATGATCGACCCCTCGCGGGAAATCCCGCCCATCGTCGACATGGTCCGGGCCGGTTTGGGCTCGCTATCTGAACAAATTCGCTCCATGGGCTTCGAGCCCGAAGACGTGTTTGCCGAAATCAAACAAGAGCGCGACAGCCTCAATCGTGACGGCATTATCGTCACCACCGATGCAGGCCGCGTGAGTGATGCCGGCGTTACCCAGGCCCGCGCCCCCGGTGCGGCATACCCCGAACCCGGCGACGAATAACCGGAGCACCCCATGCCTAAATGGAAACTCAAAGCGTTGGCCCAAGCGGTCAACGGCGGACTCGCTTTGTCTGCAACAAACCAGATCAACGCCAAAGGCGAACTGCTGCTCTACGGCGTCATCGGCGATTGGTGGGATGGCCTCGACGCCATGACCATCGTGCGGGAAGTGGAAGCCCTGAACGATGGCCCGTTGTCCGTGCGGATCCACAGTGAAGGCGGGTTTATCACTGAAGGCCTCGCCATCTATAACGCGCTGGCCAACAGCGAGCGCCGTGTAGAAGTCACCATTGATGGC